TCCTGTAGGTAATCTGAATTTTGCATAAGGTATAGGCATATTAAAAATGGCGATCTGGAAGGGACTCGAACCCTCGACCTCCGCCGTGACAGGGCGGCGTTCTAACCAACTGAACTACCAGACCACTCTGCAATTTGTTTTGCTGTTAACGGGCCAGGGTGCATTTTATCTTTTGCATAATCTTTCATGCTTAAATGTTCTACATCTAAAAGTTTTGCTGTGTGTTTAAAAACACTTGCCTGAAGATGTTTTGTGTTTTGCCAAAACAAATCCACTGTTCTTTTTGCAATCAGTGCATTGGCGTTTACATTGTCATCATTCATGCTCCACGTTGAATAAAAAGTTGTCAACTTGTAATCAAACGCAGTTTCATCTACCCAAGGTCCCATATTGAATGGTTGTTTTTTCAAAAAGTAAGTACATCGTTCTAAACTGGTCCACAAATTTATAACTGCATGTGGAATAATTCCTAATTCTTGCATAACCATTTGATTATAACAAGCATAATTTATAGAACTTGCTGGCACACACATATTAATTACTGGACGATCAATTAATAAAGATAATTGATGTGAAATGGTTTGGTTTTCTTCGAGGCCAACACCAAAACCCATTGAACAGCCAAATAACACAACACTGTTATTCCAATCAACATTGTCAAACTCTACAGTTCTATATCCTTTAGAGTTTACTGTGTATTGAGAATTTTCACTGTTAAATCTTAGATTTCCTGGTAAAAATTCTTTCTGTTTGTAATACATACTCACTCATTAAACTGGTAGGCGATGACAGGCTCGAACTGCCGACCCTCTCGGTGTAAACGAGATGCTCTCCCAACTGAGCTAATCGCCCACAATAAACTTGGCGGAGAGGGAGGGATTCGAACCCTCGATACAGTTGCCCGTATAACACCTTAGCAGGGTGCCGCTTTCGACCACTCAGCCACCTCTCCAAGTTTTTGTATTATAGTACTTATCAGGAGTTTTGTCAAGAACTTTATAAAGTGATAAATAGTACATTATGCCAAGATTAAGTTTATGGAACAAAACAAAAACCAATGATTATGATTTCATTGATGGTATAGTTGCCGAAAGCATTAATGCAGGTGGTACAGGTGTTTATGTACACAAATACATAGGCACTTATCAAGATGACACCAGTGCAAGTGTTGGAAGTGGCGATTTATACATTCAAGATGTACTATTCTTAGAAAACAGAGATAGAAAATACGACACAGACATCTACGAACTAAGAGGTGCGTATAATCCTGCAGATCCAGATTTTGATTTGACACAATTTGGATTATTTGTCAATGACGGATCATTGTTTATGACTTTTCACATGAATACATGTGCAAGTTTACTTGGCAGACGTTTAATGGCAGGTGACGTAATTGAATTACCGCATCTACGAGATGATTTATTATTAGGTGGCGGTGATGCAGTAAACAGATTTTTTGTGGTAAGTGATGCTGGTAGACCAGCAGAAGGATACAGTCCTAGATGGTGGCCTCATTTGTGGAGGGTAAAACTAACAAATATCACTGACAGTCCTGAATACAGAGATATCCTTGGTACTGGTGATGATGCAGATGATTTAAGAAATATTCTCAGCACATACAGTACAGAATTAGAAATTTCTGATAAAGTTGTGGAATTGGCTAATGCAGATATGCCTTATGCAACTGGATATTATAACGGAGGTCATCTTTATGTTGATCCAAACAGTCAGGACAAACCAGGTGTATATTTCCCAGGTGATGGTACTCCTCCTAACGGTGTAAGTATTGTGGGTAGTGGTGCAACATTCCCTCTTAATGCAGACAATGGAGATTATTTCTTGAGAACAGATTTTACACCTAATAGATTATTTAAAAAGTCAGGTAGTACGTGGTTACGAATCAGTGACGACAATAAAAATGCATGGGCGGCGGCTAACAGAATACTTACAACATTCATAAATAATGACGCAACAACTACTAACACTGACGGTACAACCAGTGCAGAAAAAACAAACCTCAGTAAGGCTGTAAAGCCAAAGGCAGATTAATATGGCAAATTTAGACTATTGGTATGACGCACAGATTAGACGATACTTGCTACAATTCATGAGAATTTTTAGTGGTTTTAGTGTGAGCGAAGGTACCAGAGACGGAACAACATATTATAACAGAATTCCAGTTAGATATGCTGACATGCAAAGAATGGTTGCACACATTCTAAAGAAAGGCAGTGAGAACATGGTTAACAGCACACCTTTTATTGCTTGCAGTATTCAAAGTTTATTGATTGCCAGAGATAGAACACAAGATCCTTATTTTGTAGACAGAGTACAAGTTGCAGAAAGAGAATATAACACTAGTACTGGCGAGTATGAATCCGAATCTTTAGGGAATTTGTATACCACTGATAGATACATGCCTGTACCCTACAACTTGACAATGAATGTTGATATATGGACTGGTAACACAGATCAAAAATTACAAATTTTAGAACAAATATTAATTTTATTTAATCCAAGCATACAACTTCAACAGAATGCTAATCCATTAGATTGGACCAGTTTATTCGAAGTTGAACTCACAGATTTACAATGGAGTAATCGTAGTATTCCTGCAGGTGTAGATGAAACTATCGATGTTTCTACTCTAACATTTACCATGCCAATATGGGTATCACCTCCTGCTAAAGTTAAACGACAAAAAATTATTAACACAATTTTAACAAATGTATATGATACTTCCAGCGTAGAGGATTTAGGTTATGATCAAGACATATACGATTTCTTTAGAACCATAGACGAACAATATCAAACTCATGCAATTACACCTAATAACTATCAAGTAGAGATAGTTGGTGTTGATGCAATATTGTATAAAGATAACGGTACAACTCTTGCAAACTGGAATGACTTATTAGAAGTACTTTCTCCGCAAGGATCTCAAGGAACATTAGGAGATACAGGTGTTGCATTAGATGACATTCCTCTCACTACCGGCAGTTCTTTACAATTAAATATCAGTAACGACATTTCATCCGAAGAAAATCTAATTACAGGCACAGTTGTAAGAAACAGTATTGAATCCTCTAAACTAATTTTTACATTAGACTCTGACACATTGCCTACAACAACATTACCTAATATAACTAGGATTGTAGACCCTTCAGTAAACTATCCTGGTGACGGTACATTGTCTGCGGCTACTTCAGGGCAAAGATATTTACTTACTTCAGAAATAAAAGGTGACAACTGGGGTATAACAGCAGATGCAGATGATATCATAGAATACGATGGTGCAAATTGGAGCGTAGTTTTTGATGCTTCTGTTGTGGACAGCACTAATTACATAATAAATGATTACACAAATAAACATTATAAATGGGACCAAAAACAGTGGACAAGCACATACGAAGGGACATACAATCCAGGGTACTGGAGGCTAAACGTCTAAATACTTTCACTGGCATATCAGGTGCTGGTGTTTTGTTTCTATCTCGCCAAACAGGCAGAGTTTTATTTCAATTGAGAAACAGTGATAAGCGACAAAAACACACTTGGGGTTTTTGGGGAGGTATAATTGAAAAAGGTGAAACTCCATACGAGTGCATTCAACGTGAATTAAAAGAAGAACTAGGCATAATTCCTGACATAGCAAAATTAAATCCAATAGATATCTATCAAAGTAAAGATAAAAACTTTATGTATTACAGTTTTGTGGCTATAGTAGATGACGAATTTATTCCTATACTAAATGACGAAAGTGCTGGCTATGCTTGGGTAAATATTGGGCAGTGGCCCAGACCTTTACATGAAGGTGCACGAAGTACCTTGGGTCGAAACAAAGGCATAGATAAACTGTATACAATACTAGAAATACATTCCAAATAAATATATGCATGTCAAATAATTTAGTTAATTTTGATGCTATTCGTTTGACCACAGAACTTAATAAATACCAAAAACACAAAACTATCCCCACAGCATTTTTCGATGGTACATTCACAATATTAGACATCAAAAATTTGATGCCTATGTTGTCCAAAAGGCATCAGAAAATTGCAGATAGATTGATACAACAATATAATGTTGATCTCAAACACAGTGAAGAAGGTTTATACAAAAGTTTTGTAAACGAATACACAGCATTTCTCAAAAATCAACATACCAGAAACAATCGCTGGGGATATCCTGCGGTTTTAAAAAGATATAGAAAAAATATCAACCCTGTTAGAGCGTTAGTTTATGAATGTCGAGAAGTGATACATACCTACAATCATCACAATGAGCACCATGCATGGATTCATTCTTTGGTAACAGATCCAGAGTTTTATCATTCTATAATCACAGACATAGTTAAAGATAGAACCAAACTGGATAAAATACTAAATTATTATTTGCCTTTATATAATGCAGGAAATTTTAAATTGCCTTTTGAGATACAACATCTAAGAACGTTGAGAAATGATTTGTTAGAATATGCAAACTTTTTTACTGAACTGAGAAATTGGCAAGCAGACGATTAATTATTTAGAAGTTTTTCTATCTACTCCATCCCACTCGCCTTCTGGACATGGTCGAGTAATTCTTTCAGCATACATATTAGCAAGTGTGTCATTCCAACCATGCTCTTTAAGAATTGCTATTTGATTGGCACAGGTGCTCCATTCTCTGTCTTGGTATGCATCAACCATACGTCTTACTGTTCTAGCATACTTGTCATCATTAAGTATTGTGTAAATGCTTACAGGTGCTGTTTGACCTTTTACAGCAATTTTGTCTAACATAACTAAATTTTCTTCTTTGTTAATTTGTGCTAATGTGTGCTCAGTGAACATAAAAAACACACCATATTCTTTGGTTTGAGCTTCTAGCCTTGCGGCTAAATTTACACTGTCGCCCAATACACTATAATCAAATCTTTGATCAGATCCCATATTACCCACAACAGCATCACCAGTATTGATTCCAATACCAATAGATAACTCCATGAGTCCTTCTTCACGTAATTCTTTATTTAATTTTGCCAATGCTGGTTCCATAGCCCTTGCTGTATCCACGGCTTGTTGAGCATGGTCTTCTATGTCAAGTGGAGCACCCCATATTGCCATGAGAGCGTCTCCAATGTATTTGTCCACTGTGCCATTGTTCTCCATAACTAAATTTGTCATAGGCGTCATATATTTGTTAATCAGTTTACCTAATCCTTGTGGATCAGTTTTAAACTGTTCGCTTATAGGTGTAAAGCCACGTATGTCTGAAAACAAGTATGTCATTGTTTTTGTTTCGCCACCTAACTGTAGCAGTTCTGGATTTTTTTGTAGTTTTTTAACCATTGCTGGAGCAAGGTAATGTTCAAATTGTTTTTTAATTTGTTCACGCAACTTAAACTGTATCCAAAAATTGTTAAAACTGGCATGTGAAAAAATTAAGAACGCACTTATGGCAGGAAATGTTGCATCAAATAAAACAAGATTGGTAGTGTAAGAATGTACACTATAATATACAATTCCCCCAATAATAGTAACTGTAGTTACTAATCCTACCCATACAGGTAATTTGTATATCACTATAGCAATTAAAATCATGCTCAATAACGCACACAGAAGCTCTACAAGCGACGATAATTCATTTCGTGTTATATTACTACCATCTATAAAATTCTGTAGCATATGGGCTTGTATATGCTGTGGATATAAATTGCCTCTTGGAGTAGGTACAGGGTTAGCGATGCCTTCTGCTGTAACTCCTACTATTACAAATTTACCGGCTAAATCAGGTACACTGTCTGCACCAGTGTATTCAATTTCTTCAAACGTGTTATTAAATCTTATGTATGCTGTTCCGTTTGGTTGTGTAATAATAGGCTCGTATGGTGGAACAGCAACTTCTTGTATACCAATTTCGCTTGTTTTTATAACATAACTAGGTCTACCTGTTTTTACTCTCAGCATTTCTACAGCAAAACTAGGATATATTTTATCACTTACTGTGATAG